TTGAAAGTAAATCTTTTTTGCAATGTCACCGAACTCACCTGCTTCCGAATTCAAACCAATCGTGCCTGTTAGCAATCTTGGAACATCCACACCTTTGTAAGATAGTTCTTTGATTCTTGTTTCAAATGTGCCATAATTTTTCGACGCATCACTTGTAACCGAGTCAACGAACTCCAAATATTCTTCTGTAATCTTTTTCATATTCTAATTATACCTCTATATTCAAAAAAAGTAAAGTGTTATTTTAGGAAAAGAAATCATCCAGTGTCGCACGACCTGAAATATCCCAGTCAATCTTTTCAGTGATAAACTGTAAAGGATCAAGAAAAGATTTCTGAAATTGAACATCGTAATTTATGTATTGCTTCACATCAAATTCTTTTGGGAACTTTGTTATGAATGAAATGATCGGTGTTTGCAATGGATTCGGTGTTCTAAGTTCAACATACTTTATCTTGTCACCTTCTTGAATCAAAGGATACTTGTTTGTAAGTTTGTTTTTGATCATATGATGATTATACATCAAAGCACCTTTGACATGCATCGGCGCACCTTTTCGATAAACTTCATTGACCATAGGATTCTTTTGATTTTCTTTGCGAGTGTCATCTGACCACTTATCTAAACCATTGACTGATCTTGGAAAAGATATACCTTCAATCGGAAGGTTGTTGAATTCATTTCTAAAATCTTCAACGAATTCTTTTAGAACTTTCTCGTCACCTGCCATGATAAGTTTCAATGCTTCTTTGATTTTTACACGACAAGCAGAAGGTGTTGAAGACTTGACTGCTTCAATACCCATAATTTTTAGAGTTGGTTCTTTGTATCGAACACCTTCAACGTCCCATGCATTTAGAATGTATCGTTTCTTTGCAGTCCAGATACCTTTGTCTGCAATCACCTCTCGCTTCATCTGCATTTTTTGATCATAAGCATTCATGTAATCTGCAAGTTCTTGATAAGACTTATCAATGAATGGTTCGATCTTTTCTTTTGCAATCTTGTCAAGAAAGTTTACAATCTTGATAGTGTCATCTTGATTTTTGAAAACGCTGTCAACCAACTCATCGAATCGAATGTAAATTGAATCCGTATCTGAAGCAATCACGTAATCACGATTATCAGTTTTCAAAACAGAATTCAGATAACCATTGACTTTGTTTTCGATCCAACGAATCGACAACTGACCAGAAGTTGTAATTGCTTCTGCAATACGTAAATCATAAAAACGAAAATACTGATTACCGATAGCACCATAAGCAGAGTTCAGTGAAATCTTTTTCGCCATCTGAATATTATCGTATCTCGAAATATCTTTTAGAAACTTTGGGTTCTTTGTGTCTTCATAGTTTTGTTTTGCTTCGAGCATTTTCTTTTTGTATATCACACGATCATTGTACAACTCTTGCATAATTTCAGGTAAGAAACCCTGAAAGTTTTTGTTGTAGAAAGTTCCATTCGGTGCAACCGTCAAATTCATTTTTTGAAGTTCATCAGTAATTTGAATCTCACCTTTAAGGAATTTATCAACTGATAGATTTTTATCATGATTATTCAAAAGAGTTTCTGTCGATAAATTGTATTGCATAATCAAATGTGGATACAGTGAATTCAAATCAAAACTCATAACCCATTTGTGATAACCAACTTGCGGTTCTTTTACATACGCACCTTCATATGCTTCTGTCTTTTCACTTGAATGCATTTTTTGTGGTATGATAATTTTCTTTTTCAACAAATAATTATAGATTAGAATATCCCAGTATTTTACAGAAGTCATTGAATCTTGATAATTGACTTTCGCTTCATACGCCATAGTCAAAGCAAGTTCAATCAGTTTCATCTTGTCTTCAAGTTTATCTACGATTTCAACGTCCTGAATGTTATAATCAATAAACGATTGATAATCATTTGTATACCATTCACGGAAAGTCTCGTACGGATTGTCATCTTTTCTTTCACCAAGTTCAACAAACGCAATGTGATCTAACTTGTAAGACTCTTGATTTGTGTAAGTAAATTTTCTGTATAGATCCAGAAAGTCAAGATTTGTAACGCCGAAAATATCAAAGAGAGTATAATTCTTGCCCATTCTAAACAACTTTTTAGATTTTACAATTCCCCACGGAGAAAGTTTATTGAGTTGTTTTTCATCAAGGACTCTCAGTATACGATTACAAATATAAGGTATATCGAAGAACTCGCTGTTCCAACCAGTCACGATGTCTGGATGAAATTGTTGCCAGAAAGATATGAACTGTTCAAGTAAATCTTTTTCATCTTTACAATGAAGGTATAACACATTGTCTTGTTTAGTTTCATAATCATATAAACCAAAAACTACAATCTGTTTACTTTGATGATTCTTTACGGTGATTGAAAGCATTTCCTCAGTTGCGTTTTGCGGATCGGGAAACCCATTCTCACAAGCAACCTCAATATCAATTGTAAAGATTAAAATTTCGGATGGATCAAATTCAATCTGTTCGCTGTAATTTTCAGATATCCATGCGTAAGCATAGTTTGTCAAACCATAAACTAAATGCTTTTGTTTAGTTTCTGCATAAGTGTCAACGAAATCTGAGGCATCTGCCATTGTTTCGAACTTACGAGGAACCAATGGTTTTCCTTGAAGAGTTTTGAACTCACTTTTATCATTCGCCGATTGCGAAATAAACAAAGTTGGTTGATACTTCAATCGACGCTTTTGCCGTTGACCATCAATCACTTCACGAATCAGTAGGTTACTACCATACCTAATAACACTTGTATAGAAACTCATTATAATAATTATATCACGTAATAGAAAAAAAGTAAAGTTGTTTTATGTCAAAGGTATTCTGTCAGAATATGAACTGTTCAATGTTGACAGCATATCTTTTGCGTGACTCATTTTTTGCAACTCTGAATCAACCGCTGCAACGATGTCTGGATGTTCACCGATGCCAACTGAATTGTTTAGATAAACATTTATGTTTGCTTTTGCCGAAGCAATATCTGCTTCATATTTTAATCTTAATGCTTGTAATATTTGTGTGTTCATAATATACCTCTATTATAAAATGCCTCATTGCGAGGCATTATCATTATTTTTTTTGCTTCCAATATCATATTTGGTTCTTAGTTCCCATTCACTTTTTTCTCTGTGAGAAATAATTTTGATTTGATTAATTGGTACAGTTTGCTTTTCGCTTTTATCTAAGATAGTAAGCAATCCCCAATCCTGTAAAAGTTCAGCAATTTTATTCCTTCTTGGAATATCATTCTCTGAAAAATTAACAGGTTTGCCATCTAATAAAAACAATTCTTTGAAATGAACGATGAAGTATTTACCTTGCTTATGCAAAATATGACAGGATTGGTATAGGACTTTTTCTTTTCTTGAAGAAACACCAATGCGAGAAAGTGTTTCACGAACCTTTAGAAAATCATCTGGTTCTTGAAGTGTTACCTCAAGCATCCCCTCCATTTTTTCGTCTGTCATTACTCTTCCCACCTTTATAAAGTTTTTGTTTTATGTAGGATAGTTGATCTTGATTTAGAATTGACAGTGCGGATAACGCTTTTTCATTACTATACCCATAATATTCTTTTACCAAGTCTAAGTTTTTATCCTTATCTTTTTTCATCCACGGACTATATCTCTTCCGTGATCTAAGAATATTTATAAAAAAGTCATATTGCATTTTGTTATCAATGTGACTTCGAATATTCATCTCATTGACGAACATAATTGTATCGGTGAAAGGTGACAAACATTTATTTACAATAAACGCCGGATATTTCTTTTCCCACATCTCATCGTCACCTTCCATCAAGTTTTCTTTTGTTGAATTGATTGAATTCAAATAATCTTTTAGATCATAACTCATAATACACCTTTTATAAACCAGTTGTATATTCCAACGATATCTACAATACCAAACAGAACATTATGAACGAACAATGGTCTGTCATTGATAATGTAAGATATCGAACCCATAATTATGTGACCAGTGAAAAACAAAAAGAAAGCGTATCTACTAAATTCTAAGTTCAAAGAAAATAAGATGGCACCACCTAACATAAAGTAGGTGTATGACCATCTCCATTGTGAATTTAGTAAATCCTTTTCTTTCATTTGAATTTTACCTGACCCATAATTTCTGTCAAACAAGCAAGCATGTTGATTTCTTGATCAGCAACGAACGCAGACTTATATTGATAATCTGCAATCGCAAGAATCATATATGGCACTGTGTTTGGTTGTAACTGAACATACAACTCATCATAGATTTTACGAAAGATTCTTGTTGGATCATTGTCAAGATTTTTCACAACCCACTTGCGAATACTACCGAAATCACTTTCTCTAAGAAACGAAACGAGTTCTTTCATAGACTCGTCGCTGATTATGGATAGTAAACCAGTATCAATTGAACCGGATGCAGAATATCTTTGCAACTCATTCAAAACTCTTCGCCAATCTGGAAAGAATTTCTCAATCAGTTTTGCTACAACTTTTGGATCGTTTTGTACATTCTCTTCTTTCAAAATGTTTAGAACTCTTTTGAAAAATGTACCGGCGAGTTTTTGTTTATCTTCTTTTGATATACGAAACTCGATTGTAGAAAATCTGCTATGCAATGGTTCAATGATTCTGTTCTTGAAATTGCAAGTTAATATGAAACCGCAATTCTTATGAAACTCCTCAATGAAACCACGCATAGCAGGTTGTGTTGATTGTGGGTTTAGATAATCTGCTTCGTCAATGATGACAAACTTTCGATTGCCATCCATTGATACCGTTGAAGCAAAGTTTTTGATCTTGTGTCTAAGCGTGTCAATACCAGACTCTTCTGAACCATTGATCATCATATAGGTGCAACCGATTTGATTCAGCATTGCTTTCGCAACGGTTGTTTTACCTATACCGGGACCACCCGATAGCAGAAGGTTTGGTATTTGCTTGTCATCAACAAATTGTTGAAAGGTAGATTTTATACTGTCAGGTAAAATACAATCCTCTATTGTTTGCGGTCTGTGTCGTTCGCACCACAAAAAAGTTTCATTCATCATAATATAGACCTCAATTTAGTTTTTTGGATATTTTCTTTTTATACCAACTCTAAACCAATCCGTATGTTTAGAACTGTCTATTCTTTTCCTGACTGACTTTGGTGTTCCCATCGATCTATAATATTCCTCCGCTTCTTTTATGGAAGAGAATACTTTCCCTTCGCAAGAAACTGAGCAACTATTTTTTTCACTGATAATTTTTATACTACTCTCTTTATGTTTCTTTCCTTTGAAACCATTAGTAGCATAATCTTCTCGGTTTTTTTTCATGTGATAATTCTCCATACTCTTTTTGAAATTAGGAGAAGAACTTGTGTCACCGCCTTCACCTCCAAATGTCATATTGAGTGTTGGTTTGAGTTTTTCAATAAAATACACTTCGTCTTCAAAAGTGCCATCTTCTTTCAAAACGCAGACCTCAAAATTTTCAACGCCATACTTCCGCATGCTTCTGTAAAGATAAGTTTGACCTTTCTTACTGTTAAAAATATGTCTTCTAAATCTTTTATCAATACTTTTGGAAGTATAACCGATATAGATATCACTTGTCAAATTATTAGTAATCTTATAAACCACATAACTATTTATTCAGTCAGGGTCGATAGTTTACTAAAAAGTTACACCTCCAATGCTATGAAGTATACCAAATCTTTTGATTTGTGCGTAAACCTACTGATACCCTTTGCCGATACTTCAACTGTATAGTCACCTGATAGAAGTTTTAGATTTTCAAC